GGTGGGATGACTGTCCCTACACAACCTGCACACAACCCACGGGATAATCAGACACAAGATAGCCCCCGACAACCCCCGAGGATCTGGCAAAATGGGAGAGTTTCGTTACCAAATTGTTATCAAAATATGCGTGAAGGTGGCTTGACACGCCTACACGGTAGGCGCATAATTCGGCTATCGGCACAAGCCGACAGACTAGAAGGAGACTATAAAGTGGTGAAAAATCCCGTTAAATTGGATATGAGCAAGATTAGCTCAATAAGCACAAGCTATAGCGGAAAGATCCGCCTATGCACCATTCAGTTTAAGAATGGCACACGCCTACACGGCGATTACGATACATTCCACGCTATCAACCGTGGCGAGCTTGTCTATCGTGGAGAGGTAGCTTAATCGTGGTGTATATCGTCGAAATTCGCGGACGGGGCGTTATGCCATATGAGTTTAACTCTAAGCAAGAGGCGGAAGATTACGCCGTCACCATGACCGTCTGGCAAGGCGGACAGTATCGAATCTCCCGCGTACGTCGCGGATCGTTAAAGGCTAAGGTGAGCGCATGAAGCGACAACACCCACCCGTCTATTATCATGTCCGCCTAGTGGTTCGGATAGCCTTCTACCTATCCCCCGCTATCGCGATTACTGTACTCATGCACGGCAAGGCATTTTTAGGCTAATGCTGACGTACTTTCCACGGTTCGCGCCGTGGAAGGTGCGAGAGTCTTAGATCAAGCACTCTCACGACTAGAAAGAGGAAAAAATGCAAGGTAAAGAGATTAAGAAAGTACTAGACACTATTACAGAAGAAAATCTCACTAACGGTTCACTCGGTGAGCTATGGGATGAAATGCCCGACCACGTAGCGGGCAAGGATTGGGTGGGCGAGATTGCCGACATGGCATGGCGCGCTAAAGATTGGCTAAATGATGAGGACGACTACACCGAGGACACGGTCACCGATCCTTCTATTCATCTCGCCGACAGCGAGGTTGAAGACTACTACAGCACCATAAATAAGCGCGTGCAGGCGCTCGCGCTATGGGCACGTCCTGAATTAGATGATGAGGTGCAAGAATTTTTCGGTGGCGAGGTTAATCCGACCTTGACCGATCTTAACTCTCACTATTTATTCGTAGCTATGCAAGGTCTAGCCTATCGAATTTTAGCCTATGCCTACAGCAAGGCTAGCGAGCTGGAAGGGGCGGAAGCATGAGCGAACACACACACGCACCCTACGGCGGGGTAGAAACTTACCCTCACGCGAAAATAGGCAAGTGCCTATGCGGGGTTGATTTAGTCTCCTACCTTGCCCCCGTAGGCGCTAAATATAATTGGGAAGATTGGGACGTTACCGCACTCGATGACCCGTGCCTATCGTGCGGGGGATACAATACGCCGTCATGTTGCGAGGCTGAAGAGTGAACGCGCTCTATATATGCGCCGAATGTGATTGGTCAGATTCGGATCGCGACTACTTTACAGAAGATGACGGGGATATTTATTGTTCTCTTCACGCCGTCGCGAACTTGTGCGGGGCGTGCGGACAGTACGATCGATCCACTAGCCACGCCTGCGACCTTGCGCCGTTTATCTCCTATGAAATGGTGTGCCCCGATTGCGACTCACTCGCGACCCATATCACCACGCGAGCGCCGATTATCGCCTGCTCATGCGGGGGACAATTTACCCTTATCTCACGAAAAGAGGCTGAACTATGACCGAGTACGAATATGAAGTGAAATTTTATGGTAGCCAGTGGGTTATTAATATCTTGTGCTACCACGAACACGACAACGAGATAGGAGACGTGCCGATTATCGATTGGGCGCTTACCGTAGCCGATCATAACGGGCTAACTATTCCACTGTATGAGTCTGTCTCGGTGGAGAAGACGGGGGTGTTATCGTGACCCTATCCGACCTTATACGCTGGCACAAGAGCGAGGCTAGCCTCTACGACCGCGAGGGTTATTTGGCCGAGCAACACTTCCACGAGAGCGCCGTGCAGGTACTGACCGCGCTAGCTTATGCCGAGCAGGTGAGCGCATGACCGAGCCACTGTGCGGAGACTGTCTGCGACCACTGAAGGATCGGTGCCATTGTCAGGACAAGTAACCCGCAATAAATAACCCTCGGCGTGCTTGACATGTCGGGGGTTATTTCATAATCTCATCCATGTACGCCGACCGAGGCGTATTGGCAACGGCATATCGCCGTAGCTCAGCGACAGAAAGGTTATATCATGTCGGATCAATTAATCGAACAAGCCAAAAAGGCGAACGAATACACGCATGCACACTCGGAAGGTTTTACTGAAGGTTGGAACCTAGCCATTGCCGAGGTGTTAGGCGTTTTGGCAGACCGCTTGGACATTGTAAATCTATTAGAACGTGATTCAGCGGAGATTCAGATCATTATCCGCGCCGTAAAGCAAATGAGCGACAAATGATTGTCGTTATTCTGGCCTTTGTAGCTACACTCGCAGGCGTTGCCCTGGAGTTTGCCCTATCGTCGCGGGAGAGCGACGAGTGATATTTAACTACGACCTACCCGCAGCATGTCGGGATATGGACGGCGATATATGGTTCCCAGAGGCTATCCGCGTGAACGTGGGAGAAAAGCCAAAGCCAAAGTCGCAGGACATTATTGACACAACTATCCTGGCATTAGCTATCTGTAACACGTGCCCTATCCAACAGACCTGCCTTCAGGCAGCCATAGATAACCGCGATGAGCATGGCATATGGGGCGGAACTTTCCCCTATGAACGCCACACCGTAGCGCCATATGAAAAGACCATGGATCTTGGTTTTATCTGGCAATCAAAGCTACGCAAATTCGCAGAACAGAAAGGCTTAGTATGTCCACCACTCCCCGCACCAACGCCAGGGTATGCACCCGCAGAAAGTTTCTCTGCATTTCTCCCCTTATTGTCCTTGTCGTTATGAGCTGGATTAGTTTTTCCGTCAAGCCCGTGGCAGAGCGTATAGCAAGCCCTAAGAGCTACGCTAAGACCCTTTACAAGCGACAGGGTGGAACCGCTAAGCAGTGGGCCTGCCTAAATCGTCTATGGACCATGGAAAGTAATTGGCGCGTGAACGCTGTCGGTGACAAGACAACCCAGGGCAGAGCTATCGGCATTGCGCAAGCGCTACCAGCAGAGAAGATGGCGCAGATGGGCAGCGATTACAAGGTGAACTACCAGACCCAGATTCGTTGGGGCTTGTTGTATATCAAGCTGCACTGGAATAACGATTCATGTCTCGCGCTACGCCATGAGATACGCAAGGGGTGGTACTGATGGATGAGCTATATTATCCTGCCATCGACCCAGCGGATGAGCTATGGAAAGACCAAGCTAATTGCGTTGGCATAGATACTGACCTATTCTTTACCAGCGGCGAAGGCCAAGGCGACGATCGGGACACTAAGAACCTGACTCGTATCTGCGCTGCTTGCCCCGTGAAGATAGAGTGTCTGGACTATGCTGTAAAGTATAGCCAGCTTGGTTGGTGGGGTGGAACTACCGAAGCAGAACGCAAACGTATTCGTAGAAAGGCACGATAATGACATACGATTTTATGGCGCAGGAGTGGTACGGATCATGCGGTGCGTGTGGCACTGAACTATTCGCACCAACCAAGGGCGCATACCTATTGCAATACTCCATACATACACACTCAAACGACTGTCTAGGGGGTTGGTAATGAAACTTGTTTGTAAATTATTTCCATGTAAAGTCTGGAAAAAAACCATTGAGAACAATGAGTATTTAGTCAGCGAGTGCAGCTATTGCCTCAACCGATACGCAAAGGGGTTGGCATGAATACCGAACAATTTATTGAGCCACATTGGGAAGCAGAAAAGCAAGCTATAGTGCTAGAGATTATGCACGGACGCGAAACTTACTCAGAGTATTGGCAACTTATGCAGGAGTTTGAGAGTATCCTTAGACAACAAATTGAGGACGAAAGAAAGAAGGATTTGGCATGAGCGATTCTCATTATCAAACAGAGCTGGATGTTTTCTGCACATGGTGCGAGAAAGAGTTTAAGGACGTAATGGTGTGGGTGGGCGAAGAGTGGAATAGCTGGGATTGCCCCGAATGTGGCAAGCCAATGCTGGATGACAACCACGGGCGAAACAACAGCAGCTGGGCTAACCTGATATGAAAGCTAAGCCAAGTGAGATTAAAAAGATGGCTGCGCTACTGGAAACAGACGCAGATAGCAGCGAGGATATGGCTGTTAAGGTGTGGGAGTTAGTAGAGCAGATTACTGCTGCCCGTACAGCCTACATGGCTGTCGTGGTACATCCGTCTATCAAGGTAGCTATCGCCATTGGCCCATACAACACACTCAACCAACTGCATAAAGACTATGCCAAGCATTGTGGTAAGATAGACGACAGCTCGTATGGTATAGTTGCGACAGTACGCGATCCAAGTATTCCGTCAAGCTAGGGGGAGAACCTTCCTTAGTCGCGGTAGCTCAACCGTCTAGCGAATGAGCAGCATAGCCCCGCCAGAGCCTTTCCTGGTGGGGTTTGTGCTATCGCTTGGGATTATCAGTGGAGTAAAAACCACCAGCGTTGAACTTAATAGGCACTACGCCAAAGACCTTGGACATAGGAATACCGCAGCACAATGGCGCTGCAATGTCATCATGGATAGAGCCTTCTACTTCTGTTTCAATGTTGCAGATACTGCAACGGTAATCATACTTCGGCACTACTCTTCCTCTCCCATGGATCCTGTCCGCCTAGCTCTTTAATCAAGCGCTTTAGCGCGCTTTTAATTCTACGCTCAGAAGATGAGCGAGAGATATGCAACGACTCTGCAATATCCTCAAAGCTCAACTGCTCCTGGAACTTCATCTGCAATATCAACTGGTCATCTGGCTCTAGCTTGGCAAGCGCCTTGCGCACATCGAAGATAGAGATAATGTAGTTGCCACCCTCGCTAGGGTTACCACCACCACTGACCTTAGCCTTGGTTGGATCCTGCGTAGGAACACTGTCTGACCAGACAAAGGGAAGCAACTCGCCAAGAACCTCAGCAGAATAGAACGCTTCGTCTCTTAATTCGTATCCCGCCGCTTGCGCTTTAGCTCGTCGGCAATACTTATCAGCATGGCGTTGCAAAGTTTTGGCCAGATACTTAACACCAGTGCGGTAATCTTCAGTATCTTGCGGATGATCAAGCCATTCCTTGACCTTGTTCTCACGGCGTAAGACCCAGACCAGGCACTCTTGTCTAACATCCGCAACATCAAAGTAAGTGTGGTATTTCTTGTGTACCTGCCGCGCAACAGTCTTTGCAATATCTTGTGCTTCATATAGCCACGTTTCGTTGGTCAATCTAATACCTCTGGATCATGTAAGAACTTCTGCGGTACGGCGTAGCAAGGAACGGGCATGCTCGTATCCCAGAACTGGTCTTGCAAGCCTTCCCAGCCCCATAGCCAGCCGACAATCAGCGCGGTATAGTGACCGTCAATAGTGACAAAGAAGTAGCGCCTATCGGGCGCGTCGTCCTTCTGAAAGAGTAGCTTGCCATGGGCATAGGCAGTAGAGCGAACCTCATGTCCACCCACGTCACCCTTCTTGCGGTCCTTAAATAGCGTGGTAGGAAACTTATCCATCCAGCGCGCAACTGCTAGCTCTGCTAGTACGCCACCAATCTCACGGGCGATAGCCTCTGGCCATGTCTTGCTGACCTTGGACATTTCTGCACCGTTGTCACGGTTAAAGTTGTAACGCTCAACAGCCTCAATGGTTGCGTAGGTTACATCGCCAACACTCAGACCAACTTTTACCAGCGCCATGTTTTCTTATTCACGGTGAAAGATTTGTTAATGATTGGCACAAGCTGCGGGGTAACAGTTTTACCGTCTACATGCAGGATAGCAAAGCCTTGCTGCCACGTGAACAAGCCTGCTCGGATATAACGAGCATGCTTTAAGTTCATAAGGTGACCAACTTCCAAACCCCAAACAGTTTTTCCTTTACCAGCCCAACTCTGCGTCCAATGGGTAAGTCCCATTCGGTGCGTATGTCCGCAGACAACACTAACGCCTGCTCTCTTTGCAAGTCCAAGTGCAGTTGCTCCAGCAGTAGGCTGGATGTTGCCTTCATCTCCATGGACAAGTATCCAATTAGGCGCAAGTTCGTAGGGTTGATGGTGATATGTAATTCCAAGGTCGTCAAGCTTGAGNAACTTCTCAATCTCCAACTCAGGTAAGCCGAGCAATCCTGGGGCTTTAGATTTAAGCTTGTTATACAGTCTGTCACTGTGGTTTGACCTGCTGATATGCTTGATATTAAGTGACTCAAGTAGTCGGACGGTAATATCTCGGTGCTTTCCAATGTCATACTTCCACTCTCCGCCTGATCCTTCTTCCCATCGGCTGATTTGGGGAAAGTCAATCTCATCTCCAACGCTTACTACTTCATCTGGCTTGTATGCCTTAATGAACTTGGCGAGCGCCGTGGTGGCTTGCTCGTCATGGTATGGAGCTTGCAGGTCGCTAACGACCACTATAGTTTTCACTCAGGCCAAGTCCCGTCCAACACCATTAAAGCAATGGCGCTATAGTTGAGCATATCTAGGAAGCTATCGCGTAGCGATTCGTTCTTTGCATCTTTGCCTGTATCGACAAGGTTGTTGATACGAGCAAACTTATCCCACATGCGCACACGCAGTCCGTTGAGTGGACCGCCAGGTGACTGAGAGATATTCTTAGGACCGTAATCGTGGTGCTTCTTGAGAAGCAGGTTGCCAGCGCCATCGAAGATGGCCCACATGTTCACGCTAAAATCATCTACTGGTTCTTCAACTAGCTGGATTTTCTCGGTCATTCAACCTACCCCTTTTCATGGTCTTCTCACCTTTGTATATATAATTATCTGTATTAGGATCTAAATCATAGCACACATATGTGATAGAAGTATCATCATATGAGATGGGCGATTCGATTTGGTCTAAGACCCAGAAGGCTAGCGATACTCGTCCGCCGTCAAGCGGACCGCCGATAAATTCTTTCACGACTCTTGGCTGTAAATAATCGCAGGCTCGGAAGTATTGTGATCGTACTGGCTGGCTATCTTGATAGCGGCTTTAATCTGCGCCACTGCTTCGTCAGCGGTCTTAGGTACGCCGTATGCAGAGAGAGCGCCTATGGCATAGGCAGCGCCAGAGCCAGCAG